TAGTTTACGCTTTTGCTTTCTTGCAATATCTTTATTTGCTTCAATGCCAGAATTCCATAATGTATTGTTATGCTCACAAACTGGACATTTTTCATTAATTGTTGTTAAGCAATTATCAATGAACCAACCACCAGGTCCTTGGAAACCGTGTGAGAAAACACGAACCCATGGAAGAGCATCGTCACCATCAGCCGCTGGTGCTGGTAGAAAACGAATGACTGCCATACCATTGCCGGCTTTATCTACTTCTGGTTGCCAAAAACGAGTATCATCTTTAGAACCAGCTTCAGCGGGTTGTGATGTTGCTTCAATTGCTTTTGTGAGTTTAGCGAGGTCAGAACGGCCACGCTTTAGGTTTGCAAAACTACTCATAGTATTTCCTTTCGTATAAACGGAGTATTAACGGTATATAAACGACTTATTCACACAAACATAGTATATCATTTATTTAGTAGCGTGTCAAGCGTTTTTATAGTTTCTTTTACATCTTTGTGAAGTATGCCTACACCACCTGCTTTGTTCCATGCCGTAATGACATCAGGTGTATCATCAATAATTATTGAGCTAGGATTTGCCCAATCTTTTTTATGCCTACGACCAGGTACAACATTGGCTTTATAATTAATTCCATGTTTTCTTAACCATCTGATTTTTTGGACAGTTACTTCACCATGAAACTTTTCGCCACCAGATGAAGATAGTATTTCTACATGGATATTTGGATGTTTGCGAATGTATGCTAACAACTCTTTGCCACCAGGAAACCATTCTAACTCCTCAAAAGCTTTTTGGTTTAATATGAAATCTTCCCAATCTTTTGACCAAGTTTTTCGGTCTCTTTTGGCCAATGACAAGAATCCATATAATTCTGTAAACTTCTTTTCAAAGTCAGCAATCACACCATCCATGTCTAGGTATATCGTTTTAATCATTATATAATCTTTTTAAGTATCAATTTATATTTTACTACATCTTTGGGTAAAAAGTGGGCATATTTCGTTAGCTTCTTTTGGTATTCTGGCCAACGAATTGTGTCGGTGATTTTTTTGTTCCACATAGGCAAGAAACCTAGTATTTGGGCTAACAGGCAAAGAGTTTCAACATGAATCTCCTTACGCAAAGCTTTCTTTAACAGTATAGGATATTCACCATCAACCACTCGTATTACATCATTCGGATCTTTACAATCTTCAAAAATAACTTTACAATCATTCTCAAAAATATACGACAACGATTGGATAATCTTTTGATGCTTGCGAAAATTCACTTCCGCATCTTCTGTCAATAAATCACCAACCCAAACATTTTCATTTTCTACAAAGTTAGCAACCAGAAAAGAAACCAAATCGTCTTTTTGTGTTACCTTACGGGCTAACTTATAAAAGTGGTATTTGTCCTTGCGATTCTCAAAGACCAATTTTGATGTGTTTGTCTTGCCGTTATACTTAAAGAAATCATATGTTTGTTGGTTGAAATGTAATTTGAGCGATTGATACAAACTAAACGCTTCATAACCATCAATCATATTGGTAATCGTGATCCTTTTTCTTTCAGTAAATTTAAATCCATTGCATCAGCCGTCAACTTAGATTTTAAATTAGCATTCACCAAAGTGGCAGCTACTTCAATTTCTAATCCAGTTTGTTTACAGTATTCAACAATAGCTTCAATGTAATTGTAATCTGTATTTGCCACTAGACCATCAATTGCTCTAGCAAATTTTGCCATTTCGTCTTTTGTAGGCATTATCTGTCCGAGCTCTCACTATGTTCTGTTTGTCTAGGAAATGGCCAATTAAGTTTTTGAATCTCCGAGAAATCAAACTTTGGTGTTTCAAATTCTTCGGTGTGCCACTCTGGTGGTTCTTCGTCAGTAACAAAATCTAAATGGCCAGACAAATGAAATCCACAACCTTTTAAGAACATCTCAAATTCGTTAATAATACCATCTAAGGATTCACCATTGAATTCAACCGTTTTCTTTGAAACAATGCCATCGCTAAATGGCATTGGTTCATCTTCACATATAAAAGTAAATCTTGACATAATATAAATTCCTTAATTATTTTTTAACTGCTTGTTGTGCTACATTGTGTGATTGCGCTGAAGCAGCAAACGCAATACAAATTAAATCCGTGCTCTGAACATACGAGCAACGAACCGAAATTGGATCAATTCCTTTTTTAATGGCTTCATCCATGTTTGCAGCCATGAGTGACCTATCGTGAATATTAAACCAAGCAATTGAAATGATTGTGGCTAATACTAATGTAGAAACACAAATGACGATTGTTTTGAAATCGTTTATTTTATCTGTAATCATATTGACTTTAAATCCTTCCTGTTATAAAAAATGTGCCGACCAATGACGGTCAATCTTTCCATATTTCGCCATTGAGGATTAACATAATCGGCATGGTAAAATAAGGCACCCTTAGATGGATCTTCCATCTTTTCGTGATTTACATATACATAAACTGCAAGTTCACGAATACTATTATATAACGAATTGTTTGTGTTTGTCAAGACCTTACTGGTAGATATTGCCTTTGGTCGTTCTTCGCACCACCAAGAAAACTGGCAAATGTTCTGAATTTTTTGTTTGACTACGCCACAAATGTCATTTTCAAATCTACCGCTTTTAACACGATTGATGGTGACAAATGCTACGGCAATTTTACCAACTTCTGGTTCTTGCCCAGCTTCAAAGTAAATGTTTTCTGCTAGACACTCAATCTGTTTCTTGGCATCTGAGCTCATAATATTGTAATTTGCTTTATAAGGCATAGACCGCAAATTGTTTACTGAAGCTACTGCTGTTACTGTTATACTCGCAACCAGTATCATTGTAAATAAAACAATAGTTTTTTTCAAAATTTCTCCTTTGTGTGTGTTAAACGGCCGAGAAAAACCGGCCGTCTAAACCCTCATCAGACAGATTTTTTTGTTGTTTTTGTATCTGTGGTTATATTAGAAACGAAATTATTCAAAGTCGCTGCTTTGTTAATAACTTCTTGTTCGGAGGGAAATGGTGGGTAACCTGGATGCTTCGGTGGTTCCTCACCTTTGATTTTGGCCGTTTCACAATCTGTGGACCATTGATTTGATATTGCTTCACGCTTACCGAAATAATCATCAGAAAGCATATCTCTCGCCATTTTTAAAAGCTCGAGCCGTATTTCAAAAGGTGTCATGTTTGACATAATAATTCTCCTGTGTGTTAATGTGTGTTACCGGCTTTGTGTGTGATGCCGATAATCTATTTAGTAATTTTTTACCATGACCATGATACGCATGAGTATCTTATCCCGTTTATTACTGGATCAACTCTATGTGGATAAAGAAAACACGATGGAAATACAATAGCAGAACCTTTAGCCATTGGTATGTGTTCATCTCCCCACATTACGAATTCTCCGCCCGTATATTCATCATTGAGAGCTGCTAAGAAGGTCATTGTTGGAATGCCTTTGCGTTCTCCATCAAACATGCTATGAATATGGTCACAATGCTCTGCCATTAAACGGCTTTCTTCATAACGATTAAATCTCACTTCACTAAAACCAGACCAACTATTAAACCATGGTAATTGTAATCGTGTTAAATATTCGGAGTAAGCATCATGGATTCTTTGCATGATGTGTGATTGTGTTGATACGCCACGACCATATGATATATCTAATTCACGGCTACCGCTTCGGGTATCATAAGAACCATCGGTTGGATTATAAAATGTGTGTTGTTGCCACGGAGCATTTTCAATCTCATCGCAGGTCTGTTTACACACATCATTAGAAATCCATTCTTCAAAAACCATGACATAAGAACTAACATCACGATCCATACTAAATGTTTTTTGTACCATTATTTAATCCCAAAGGTTCTGATAATATCTACCAAATAATCTAAAGCCGTTTGCCTTTCTCTTTTGATGAGCTTCTAAACCTTCATTGTCAACTTTAACTTTTGATATTCTTTCATTCCAATCTTTAATATCTTTAAGGTCTCCACATTCAGAATGGTCAAAGAATTGGTGCTCATCATCATCTTTGAGTTCTTGTTCAAAAGCCCAAATCATTTCAGCGAGAATCCAATCCCAACGCATGAAGTGTAAGCTATCGGTATCCCATTCATTCTCTTTTGGTTGTGCCATGTGGCTACGCAGATATTCTGGCACATCATCATCATCGGTATAAGGTGCACCATGTTTAGTTTTATCTAGTTGCTTTAACATTGGCAAAATAATATTAGCCAAGGTGTGATCCATTGACCAAGTATCCCATCGGTCAATTTTTACATATTTGATTGGAGGTTGAATGTAATCTAAAACTACACGGATAACATTACTGATAGGTGCAATTCGGTCAGCCCATTTATCAACCCATTTAGGATGATCCACATAATCTTTATCTTCAATTACACCTTTGTTGCGACCACATTTACTCCAATCAGTCCAGAAAAAGATATGTTCTATGATTGTGTATGGAGAAATCCAATGGTCACGATAATTACTAATCCAAACTTTCATAACTTTTCACCTTGTCAATATTGCGAATATCAGATATTCTTTTTCTTTGTAGCGAATTACCCAACCAACGAAATTTGGTACACAAGGTACACTTACAAACTCGTTTTGATTTTTTTCTTTTGTAATTTGCCATGAATTTGGTGGGTGATTTATTTTATGGCATCACCCGAGGCCATAAAGAATTACTTCTTCTTTTCTTCTTTTTTCACTTCAGCTTTTGGTGCTTCTTTCTTTGGCTCTTCTTTTTTGGCAGGTGCCTGAGCAAAAGCGGTTACAGCAAAAGTTGCAGCTACGAGAGCGACTAATTTTTTCATAATAATTTCCTTTTATAAAAGTGCCAGTATTCTGTTACGAGGAACTGGCGAAACCCTAAGCAGTTTTTAGGCTGCTAATGCGAACTTATTATCGTTTGCGGTTATTTTAATTTGATTATTACGCCTTGTCATGGCGATTCTCCGTTGTTCTAGTTTGTCATGTCAAATCTAAACACCCCCATCAGAAGTATATTGCCACAACTATAATGTGTGTTTGCTACCGATAACTCGGTTCGTCAATATACTTTTGGTGGAGGTGGGCGGATTTGCACCGCCGTCCACAACAACTTTCAAACAACTTCAACGAATTTTGTTATTGCATTCCTAAGAACCAAATTACAAAAAGAATAGTTAGACCGCCAGCTAAAATCTTTAGGGCACCTAACTGTCTTGCATTTTGTTCAGGTGTGCAGAGTTTTTTCCAATATTTGTTCATTGTTCCATCTTATCACTTATTGTGATACTTGTCAAGGTATTTATGCAATTCTGCCAGGTAGTGTCTTTTGTCCTCTATAAAAATCTGAGGTATCAAATCATCATTGGCAATGGCAATTACAATTTGATTAATTGGTTTGCCTGTTCTTTCTTCAAACATTACCGCATAGGCCGTTGCCTGCATAAAATAGTTTTGAATATGTCGTTTTTCTTTTAGCTTTGTTGCGGTCTTCCAGTCAATAATGGATAATTCACCGCCCCATTCACCAATACAATCACAACGACCTGCCACTTTTAATTGGTCAGAATATAATGGCTGTTCAATGCCGTATATATTATTGACATGTTTATCTAGGTGTGGCCGAATGGTAATAAACAATTCTTTAGCATCAGGCATCATAGATTGCATTTTCATATCGCTCATCTCATTGAGCAAATACTTTTCTACCGCATTATGTAAGCGTGTGCCACGACCAGATGCTTTGGAAGATATTTTGTTGGCGACTTCTTCACCAACTCTTTGACGCCACTCGTAAATGGCTTTTTTGTTGTATGCTGATAAAACCGTGGTGATAGAAGGGTAGAGCTTTCCTCCCGGTGTTTTATAAACTCTACCCTCAGTTGTGGTTTCGGATTCTAGTTCATAATCTAATTCACTTAACTTCACATGATTAAAATTCATATTTAAGCTGCTTCTAGCTGCTCGTTCCTTTCTTTTATTTTTTCATCAAACCATTGACCTATGGTTTTACCCTCTAAGACCCATGGCTCATTTTGTCTATAATATCGTTCTCGGTTTTTTGCAAGGTTCTCTGGACTCCAATCGCCGATTTCGTTTGGATTTTCAACATCTTTTTCATTTGATTCTCCTTTGAAGTGTGATTGTAGTTGTAATACTTTTGTTTGCATTGACCGCTTCGCCATACTTTCTCCTTATGCTAGAAGTTAACATGTCAAAGATACTACTCAAATTTATTTCTTTTCAAATAAGCCACAGCTTTGTTTAGGCTTTCTAATGTATCACCTAAATTTCCTAATCCAGTATTACACATCTTACATAACCAACCTCTTAGCTCTCCAGTTTCATGGTCATGGTCTAATTGCCAATTTCTTGTAACTGGCTTACCGCAACAATCACAAGGAGTTCCAAAGGGAGGTGCTTTGTGTAATTTTTTTAAACTTCTTAATTCTTTTCCTCTTTTTTTAGCACAGGTGACACAATTAGTATTGACCATTAAACGATAACCATTTAATGTTTTTCTTTTGAGATAAAATGAAAAATTAGAATTATCTTTTGATTCACCACAAATTGAACATTGCGTTTCTCCTGGTGGAATATTAGATATATCTCTTTTACTCACTAATATTTACCCAAGTGTTTATCTACAATTCGTTTTGTTTTAACTTGCTTGATTGATTTTCTTCCGTGGCGCCGACCAACGGCACTTTCAGGATGTGCTTCTGCTACTTTAGAAAGCACTTCTTTGAAACCATCGGGAACTTTGTTTTGCTTGGAGGTAGATACAGCGCCGACTATCGCAGCCGCTGTAATGACCGATTGAATGTGTGGGTTACTTCTCAAATATTCTTCACGCTCTGAAATCTTCAAAAACGCTTCAAATTCTTCACCCGTTTTAGTATCATAAAAACTATAAGTTGGCATTATTTGTATTTATCACTTTAGAATACCACAGAGGTATTTCTCGTTTAGTCCACCTGGCGAAATGATTCTTTTTTTCCAAATAGTATTTATGATAGGACGCCAAAGAATCTATCTCAAATCGGTCAGTATGAACTTCTTTAAATACCTTACATTCAACTGGCATGGCTGGTGTAGGTTCAGTAAAGGCTTTTGATTGTAGGGCGTGGGGTATCTCCGCAAGAATATCAAATAATCTAGCGCAAGCATGGATTTTACCATAACGAAAAGTGTATTCTTGCAAAAGATACACCCACATCTCATATAGCCAGGCATAATTTTCTTTTGAATGCCTGAGCCAAATGGCAGAAGGATGATTAATATGAGAAGCCTTCATTAACTTAGTTTCTCTTTCATCATTCAATCGCCATCTTTTAATTTTACGACCATTTGCGGTCAAATCAAAGTATTCGGTACCATCACAAAAACGATGAGCAGTTGACATTAGTTGTGCATACTCAATAATCATTTTTACGACATGTTTATCTAAGTGCATTTCGGCACAAACACGAGGATTAGGGTCTAGATAAAAAATGTTCACTACCAATCTCCGTCACTTATAAAAATTCTCACCGACACAAATAAAAAACAAAAAATATGGTCACTATCGTCCCAAGGATCGGTTTCTCGCATGTATTTTGGCATGTAATTCCAACCAAAAGGATTTAGGAGGATTGTAACATTTATTCCACTATATTTTAGGTAATTAATTATATTCATTTAATCATTTGCCTTCTATTGTAAGACATATCGTTTAACCATTATATTCGATTTGTTTGTT